AAATGTGTGTACATCAGCAATGACTGGCACATTTGTGTAACCAAATAACTTAGCAATGCCCCCCACACTTTGGGCGCCAATTTGAGTGGCGCGTGCAAAAGGGGCAAAGCGTGGTATTTTAGTTAAATAGCCAGCAACATTAGCCACAGCTGTAGCTACCGAGGAAACAGGTCCCTCAGTATACTCATCAGACTGCAGACTAAGTTTTGAAGTAGTACCCATCAATTCAACATCACTCATCCACGCAAAGGTTTGTACTGTAACCGAAGTTGAACCACCTGAAACTGCCACTGCCAAGGGAGCAAAAATAACATAGTTAATAGTGCCCATGTTAGTTACATCTGTGTTAGATGTAATGTCTAACCAATTGGCGTGGTAGAAGAATGGTAGTTCCATTTGACCACCAGCATTAGCTGCTGGTGTAATGAACAAACCGGGTTGCTGTGAATAAGGGATCAAAAGTGGTACACTAGAGGTAGGGTTAGTTCGAATCTTGTCACTCACTAATGACAAAAGAGGTGAATAACAGGCTCGAAGTAAACCATATTGAAATGGAGTACCATTAACCACTACCTTAATGTGCAACTTTGCTCTTAAGAAAGCATAATTATCAAGTTTCTTCTTGATATTAGTGTTACTTAAGAACAATTGCCACGGTCGAATGAAAGTCTTAACACCAATCGTGTCAGACGTAGACCATGTGAAGGAATTTAGTAGTGTTGGTCGAGCAAAGAAATTCCCCAGTTGGAGATCTTCTGTGTTGTCGACTTTTGCTACAGCATTCACTTCAGAACCTGCAAAAATAACTTCACCCTCTGCATTATCAATGAATGATACTGTTTGAGAGGTAAGTTCTGAAGCATTTGAAGACAAACCACTGAGTGGCTCATCTACAGTTTCTTCAGCTTGCAGTAGAAAACGAGATTTAATACTCTCGATATACGCACTCGTATGCGTATAAAGAGGTGGAGTTCTTCCGGTGACTCCATCAACACATTCTTTGTTTTCTTTGGTTTTATTCTGTGACATATAATAATTAAATATGAACTGCCAAGTACACATCTAATCGGTTGAGACTTTTGTCTCCGACGCCTTCTTAAATCTCACGATGAGATCGTCCCAACCTGGAAGAGTCGATTCTGAGACGTACTTAGAATAGGGTTCCCTTTCTAAGATTTGTTTGAAGAACTTGTGATGTTCCTCAAAAACTGCGCGACCATAGTGGAAATACTCATTGTTTGCCGCACTGATCACCGCCACCATTTGACAAAAATTATCGATTGTTTTTGACGGTGTCCACACTGTGAGAGAACGATGTATAGATGCTTCTTCAAGAGGGCAGGCATACATTCCTAACTCCTCTTCAAAACGCCATTTGCGCTTTAAAAAGGAACACTCATCAATGTGGATATAAGGTCGTGTTTCTGCGTCCTTATCAGCCATAGTGTATCCCACTCCAATTTCTCGGAGAGCTTCTTGTATAGCACCATGATAGAACCACGGAATGGCGTCACTGACACCCATTGTATTATCATCTCCATAGGTGATCAAGTGCACAAATTTCTTGAAATCTGTGCAGGTAGATTCCTTGGGATTCAAACTACAATAGCTGTACCGCATGTACAGACTATTGACAATAGAGTTGATAATCACTGTCAATGGATGACCTGAAGGATTAGTACCAAACATTTCCATCAACAGACCCTCAATGTTGCAAAGAGGAAATGCTGTGTCCATGCCGATACAACCAATGGCTCGGATTTCTTCTTCTGTGAATCCAGCAGTTCGATGAATGATTTTGATAACTTCAAATGCAGCAAGTACAAAAGCAGCTATCATGTGTTTATCGAACTTGGAGTAATCACCAGCAACAATTTTCCCTTTACCAAAGTAAGTGAGATAATTGTAAAAATCCGTCCATTCTTCAGATTGAGTCACCGTACCGGGTGCGGCTTCAAAAATGAATTTGTTCTTCTGAAGCAAACGCACGAATGATAGAAGTTTGCTGCGAACCACAAGACTCCAATCAATTGGTGCTCCAGTAAACATTCTCGTTTTCTTGGCGTTTATCTTCTTGAAAGGAAGAGCTTCATCCTTGAGATGACCAGTGAAAACTGGATAAGCACGCTCTCCGCGAGCGTACTTCTCTTCAATTTCAGAGACACGTTGCCACACTTCATCTGTGAAGTCCACCCCATCTGGGTATGATTCACTTGCATCAGGTACCAGGAATTGTTTCTTGGTTTTGCTCCACGGATGACCCATGGAAGAATTAACGTTGATACGATCAATGAATTTCACACCTGGCAATCCGTTGATGGACGCACGTCGTGATAAAGTGACAAGCTGAGCTTTCCACGCTTCTCCGTGTTCCTGTGTTAAACCATCAATGATGTCCTTTGCAAATGATTGAACACAGTGATCTAATTGCGCCTGATTGATATCAGTGTTGGGGCTCACCATTTCGACAACATTGTTGTAAATTGGCTCCCAACCACTCATCACTGGTGGTCCATGATTGATTTCACACTTGAAATGTTCCACCATTTCTTCTTGAAGAGGTGTTGAACACACACGTGATCGCGGTTTTGCACGAAAACCGGGTAAACTACCATACACATTTGCCGTACCTGATTCAATATAACGGATCACACTCTTGTGATGCGGTGGCAACAAAACATTCTCACCATTCAATGACAATTTGGGTGCACCAACACCGTTCACACCACTGTCAGTATTACACAAAGAAAGAATCTCATCACGTGTGACGTGAGGGAATCCAGCTGTGGTGTTGTAACCGATAGTGTGCAACCCGAGGACGATGGGTCCTTGTGGAGTTAAAGCGATACCGAGAGTACCACAATCCCCATCCTTTGTTTCATCGTCATAACTACCAAAATACATCGGCATGCGTGTATTGAGTGCCTCAACACTAAAGTTCCGCAAGAATTGCACGTTGAAAATATCACTTGATTCGACTACTCCACCCCTAGTACGACGCACGGCCAGCATGCGTGTACATGGGATATTTGTATTGTTCCAGTATTTAGTGATATCCTTGCGAGGAGGTGCATTACGCACACAAAGAGATACAAGATCCCTCTCTGGTAATTCACTCAATTCGCTTCTATCGAAAAATACTGTCACATTTGAGTTGACACCAGGTGTAGCAACACTCGAGTAGATTGTCATCTTGAAGCGTGATCCTAAGCGTACTGCATGTCGATTGAATAACAACGTTTGTCCTTTCACATAGACAGCACACATTCGGGTCGCAAAACGAACATCTTGCGCAACTATCTCTATTTTCACGCAATTGTGACTAAAGAGATCTCGCACTTCACTTGGTGAATAATTTCTCAAAGAAGCTGAAGCGTCGGGAACATCGAATGAACTGAGTTCAATCATTGGATTATACCAAACATTGTTTGATTCCTCCTTTTCCAACTGAGCTTCAGTAGTGCCAAAAACATTTCCTTGCAATTCATGCTTAAAACAGATATCATCAGTGGATGTGGAAACATTCTCAACAACCGTTACCTTGACTGGTTCAGATTGTTTTGGTTGTCTCTTTTCCTCTTT